CCCTGGGTTTAATAGTGAGAGGCGTGTCGGTAGCTCCCCAGCGCTTTTGCAGAGTGTGCTCTCTTCGTGACGTTATTTTAAAACCATTCAATGCCCATCACTAGCATGTTGGTGTCATTAGATTCTTCAAATAAGTCTAAAGCTTGGACGAAGAGTCTTTTTCCAATGATTTAATTAGTTCTTCTTTAATGCGTTCTTTTTGTTCCTTCTCTGATCTTATTTTAGCTAAAGATTCAATTGCGTTAGCTTCTTCAGTACTAATTGACCTCATGCGCCAATCCAAGTAATTAAAAGAAGTTCCGTAAGTGAATCCAAACCATTGTAAGATATAAGGAGTTGCTTGACTAATACCCTTTGCTATGCGTATCAACCAAGAGACAGCAACACGCTTCATAGGATCATCAGACATTTCATGTAATCTAGTTATTGTTGCGTTAACCTTACTAAGTATAGATGTTGTGACATCAGGCACATCATTTATATTACAAACAGTCGCGGTTTTGGCAGTAGTATCTATAATGTAATCGGACCCTTCTTCAATAGCTAGAGTAGTATTACCTGAAACCTTTGCTCCTATCGTGTTGTGTATCTCTGTGAGGTTGGTGAATGGTTCATCAACTGTATTCCCCACAGTGGTGAAAATATAATCTTCTACTGGTTCAGGCTCCAATTGTGGAGTCATCAGTGTTAAATCATATTCCACCCAAAGTTCACCGACCATGGTCAATGCAGCTATACCCGTTACTAATATGGTTAGGCTCATTGCATCAAATAATTTCTTATTTTCAGTAGTGCTCCTAATCCTCACATAGTACTCTTTCCTTTTCTGCAAATTCTTCTTTGTAGAAGCCATAGCTAAATCATACCATATCGGACCTCTCTTGCTATCAGCATAAGACAAGAGTTGAACTTTTGTTTGTGTACTGTTGTCATCTTCGGCATCATAGTCTGGTATAAGTGCTATAGAGCCATTATTGCTTGTACCCATTGAAGTGACGAAGCTGAATTTGATAGAATTGAAAACATAGTTTTCAAATCCTGCCGCAATTCTGCTCATCCATGGAAAACAGGTTTCCAAACCTGGATTCACTTCAACTGTTTTTCGCCAATTATCAGCTTCTACAGTCACTAAGTCTGTAATGAACTCCTTATGACGAACCCTAATTTCCTTGAACTTATTGCTAGTTCCCATGATTGATCCTTTAGATCTCGGCATAGAAACCACCTTTCGGTTCACTGGATTTTGACGTCTTTTCTGACGTTTAGACTTGCCCTTCTTAGGCATTCTCTTTTGTCTTTGTTTCTTCATTTTATAGATTTGAATTAATCTAATGGCCACCAAGCTTGAATGGTGGCTATGCCTCCTTAGAGGATGGCTTCAGTTTTAATCATTCTGAGGACAGCTTCAGAATGAATATAACATGTGAAACCATGCTCCTTGATTGCTGATCTCAATTCAGTTTCAAAGAGACTTTCATCTTGTTCATCCAAATCATACGTTTCCTGGAAATAATCCCAAGTATCCACATTAGCCTCATGGATAGTTGCATTTTGTTCATGTAAAAGTGCACTCCAATCCAAATGATCATATGTTGCATTAACATCGGTCAAATGTTCGAGTGCTATTTTGATATACTTCCTAAGAAATGGTACATGATTGGAAGTCGGCAGATATGATAATAGAGTACCTTTGTACATGGCTCTATAATCACGTTTGGTATCATTCTTTTTCAGCATATGTCCGATTTTGGCCAGACATCTCCCTGGTTTCTTACCAACTGCCCAACCCCCATCAACAGGATAAAATTTCATTGAGAGAAATTCTGCATATACTGGCTTTTCTGTAACTAGACATTTAAAAACAAAGCCGCATCCCGAAACCCATTCAGTTAATTTTTGTTGAAACAACTCAATTGAACCAAATTTTTTCAGGACTGCGTCAGTTGATATTATGGTAAAGTTATCATCACCTAGTATTGCTATCCTTGATTTGTCTAACAAGTCATGTTTGATGTAAAATGATACAATAGAATTACCTACGTTAATGGTATTTGCCAAACTGGTGTCTAAATCTCCTGATTTCTGAGCACCGGCAAATTTCATTCTAAATCCATTTCCGTATAACTTAGTATATTTTTTGGCTTCTTTGTACCACTTCCACGCTTGGTCGTGGACATACTTGACACCTGCTTTTTCGTAACGTTTACAATTATCTATGATAACCCTGAGTACCTGTGTAATATCATATTTAGAAAAGTCTGAACATATGAACAAAACTTTCCCAAGTTCTGATATGGCATCAGTAAACCATTTGTTGAACGTGTCAACACCATATCCACTACAGTACCAAACCCTACATTTAGGGTTAAGTAAATGTTTTATGCATATGGAATAATTGTAAAACCATGTTCCGAAAATCCACTTGGTAAACCAGTCAATGGCATATATCATTCTGGGCTTTTGACACTCCCAGTCTTCTGGTGTAAAACCTAGCTGTTTTTCCTGCTTAACAAAACCCGTGTAATTAAACTGTTTCTTGTTAATAGCACCAGCTTTAACCTTTTCACCAGCTTCAATTATACGTGTCCTTTTGTTAACAGGAAATCTAGCTAACCATTCTTCCTTGGTTACCTTTTTGAATTCATTTGTGTCAGCATCAGGATCTGGACTATTTAATATAAAGTCCCCATCCCATGTTACATTTATGTAAGGTGCAAACAATGAAACACCTTCACCCCATAGTTCTTCATTCATTTTAGGGGTTTTAACCTTCACTCTAGTGATGGCAGCCTTCACTCCATTTTTCTGTGAGGGTCTGTAGACAAAAGGTACAACACTAAAGTTCATACCTACTGCCACAGTTCCTTGAGAATCACGGACTGGTCTACCATCCTGATCAATAATCAATACTTTGTCTGGGTCAAGCTCAAGACCGGCAGTCTTAAATTTGGAATCTATTTTAAGTGGTCCCCAGAGGTAAGGCAATGACCCGTTACTGGTCAATGTCTTCCTATCACATCGTATTGACATATCCAATTGTTCATGGAAAGGAATTTCCTTGGATCTTGCTGTTTTGTTTATAAAAACTAACAGCATTAGGAATAAAGACAATATACTGAGTGAATCAAAGATAACAGCTAGGTGTTTGACGCCACCATAGATGTATTGAAAGAAAGTATAAAAGATCGCAGGTACCCAGATACAAGTAAATACATAATACTTGATTCTATCTACCAAAGTGGATATCGAATTGGCCAAGGCAGCTCTAAAACTCCTTGTTCTAAAGAAGTTATAGCTGTTCTCCTTGACATACGATATTACATCTTTTCTCCTTCCATTCTTCCTTGTCACCTCAAGAATTTTGTCTGATATTTGTACTAGTAGTGATGAAATTAACAAATTATTGTCATCATTAAGACCTTTAGTTGCCCTCAACTTGGATCTCAAAGTATTCATTAATGCTTCAGTAGTTTTATCATTGATTTCCTTATCAGCCATTTGCTGTAGTCCCTTTGTAACTAGACCAACTGGTATAGTAACTGGTTGGTTTTGGAAATCGGCCATAAAACACTTATTAATTAACTCAATGTTTGAGAGTCCTGGTATCATTTGAAGTAAATTTTCAGCTTTACTTTCTTCTATTGATTTAAAAGATATGAAGTCAACTAATTCTTCTGATTTCATGTCTGTTGATGGTAATAAAATAAATGTTACAATATAGTTGTTCACATCATCTGTAACAGGTTCTAATGTCCATTTGACATTGCCATATTCACTAACATAACAATTCTTCCCCTTAAATAGCCAGTCAATATTGTCATGTTCATAAAAATGGCTGTTCCCTTTTGCTATTGCTTTTATTTTATTATCTTTCCTTAAATATGTGAGTTCACCATATAACTCATCTCTTGATTTGTTGAACCTATGCACTAATGCATATCCCATCTTTTTCTTTGTGAAACTCAAGAGTTTAGCTAATTTGGCTTTGTCCACATAATATAAGGAGTGGATCAATGTGACATAATCATATCCCATCACACAAATGCATTCAGATGCATCACAGGTACAAATTGTAAAACCTGGCCCACCATTCATATCAAAATGCTCTGGTCCTGGTTTACGTCTAATAAAGGCTTTATCATTCCTTTTGATCATTGCATGGACATCAGTTCCATTTTCACATCCATGCAGAGTTACTGCTTTGCTATACCTCACCATCCGTAAAGAAGTTCCTACGTCGAGGACTTTACATCCAGAAATCTTTTCAAAAATTCTATCCACTGCTACTTGCCTAATTGTGTATAAAATTGGATGTAAGTTTCTACCTCCTGTAAATTCTAACTTATCAAAATCATTTGGTAGTAACTTCTTCAGAGATGTTCTGTCTGAGGTTTTGAGATTAACAACCACCTTATTGTTAAAGCTTTTCTCAAATAGAACTACTGTATCTTTTAGTTCTGGCACCTGAATATCCACAGGATCATGAAATCGTTCGAATTCAAAGATGCAATGTGGATTGCATTCAGATGTTCCAACATCACCAAAATCTACATACGTATCTTTTGGGTCTGATTCCGGTATGCTTGGTGATTTGGGAGTTATGATCTTCCCTGTTGCGGTGGACTGTTTACCAAAGGTACAATCCTTGTCGATATGTCCCTTTTCTAAACAGTAGCTGCAAGACAAAAGTTCTGCGTCTAGATCCTTTCGCCTGTGTTTCTTAGGAATATGTTTTTTCCTAGTGACATTCCCAAATTTGTAATTGGGTGGGTATACTCGCCTCCATCTTCTACCCCTTCTTTTTGCAGTCTTTTTAATTGGGCCTTTGCTCGTCCCAGATTGACTAGGTCTGGAACTCACATTCTGGCCATTCTTCTTATTAATGTTGTTGTTCATCTTTTCATTAACGATAGAACCCACAAATTTCATGTGGTCCACAGCAATCCTGCGGATGGCGATTGATCTTGAACAATGATCAGTCAGTCCCTAACGTATAAGTTATTCTTGAGTTGTAGCGGATATTTTCAAAGTCACCCTGGCTTTCAGTTATCCACTAGGTTTCTTATTTAATATGGACCACTCCCTACACAAGCTTTTGCGTTGTATAGGTAAGTAACCATAACCTAAGGCCATTGACTTTCGTCGACCCTTTTCAACTTGAAGTTCAGGAAATCTATTATTATAGCTTAGGGTGTTAAGTGGGAATTCAATTCATTCCCTGATCCGGGACTCCTGTCCCTTAAACACTACTTCTTCCGTCAATCATCAAGTGCTGTTACCTAGTTATTCACTTTGGTCGAGACTCTTACGATATCCCAGCTCAAGAATAATTAATTATACTCGGAACAATTAATTTCATCAACATTCAGTTAATTCGATGTTACCAAGCATTAACCTACTAATGTGAA